CAAAAGATTCAAGAGTTATTAGAAAAAGCAGATCAAGACGCACAAGCGCAAGTTACTGAAAGATGGAAAATGGATATGCAATCAGATTCATTTTTATCTAAAAATATTCGGCCACTTGTACTTGTGTATCTTACGTCTATATTTACTATTCTAGCTTTTGCTGATGGTAACGTAGGTAGATTTGTAGTAGCAGAAGATTATATCCCAATTTTTCAATCACTATTAATAACGGTATACGGCGCGTACTTCGTAGGTAGAACTTGGGAAAAATCAAAGAAATCAAGTGATAATAAGTAAGTTAAACAATTAAATCAAATCAAATGTCAAACATGATTACAGCTGAAGAGCTTAAAACTATTAAAGAACAACAAACAGAACTAGGTGGTATCATCAATCAAATCGGTCAACTAGAAACCAACAAGCACGCTTTGCTACATAAGATTGCTGGTGTTAATGAAGGTATTGAAGAAACCAAAAAGCAACTAGAAGATAAATACGGATCTATTAGTATTAACCTTGAAGACGGTAGTTATGAAGAGGTTGAAGCTGAAGATGCTCAAGAACTTTCAGTTGTAAAAGGAGAGGACTAATGAGTACTGTTATAAGGAAAATTAGTATTGGTTCTGATTACAAGAACGAAGCTATGCACTATGCTGTAGGTCAGCAGGTGTATGGTGGACATGAGATCTCTCATATAATGTTCGAAGAACCTGACGCTTCTTATAACATATTCATAAAGAAAAACAACGAGGTATTGCCATGGAAGAAGTTTAATTCTAACATGGCTATATCTGTTGAATATGATTTAGAATATTAATGAAAAGCGTTTTTGATTTTATAGTTATGCCAGAAGGAAATAGGTATAGCAATGAAGTTGATATAGATGGTGATAAGCTTATAGTTAATTCTAGTATAGAAAACTTTAAGCTAATAAATAGAAAAGCGACAGTACTAACGGTACCCACTGCTTTCGTGACGCCTATACAGGAAGGTGATGAGGTTATTATACACCATAATGTATTTAGAAGATATTACAATACTAAAGGTAAAGAAGTAGATAGTAGCAAAACATTTGGCGATAATAAATACCTTTGTCAATACGATCAAATATATCTTTATAAACGTATGGTTAAATGGTTACCGGTAGGTGAACATTGTTTTATTATACCAATTGAAAATAACGATGAATGGTCGCAAGAGCCAGAGCAGAAAAATAAAGGTATAGTAAAGATAGGAAATAAAACTTTAACGTCACTAGGTATTAACGAAGGTGACTTAGTTGGTTTTAAATCTAATAGAGAGTTTGAGTTTATTATAGATAAACAAAGACTATATTGTATGCAATCAAATGATATTTTAGTTAAGTATGAGTTCAAAGGAAACGAGAAGGAATATAATCCGAGCTGGGCAAAAAGCAGTTAACGAGCTTATTAAGGTAGCTGAGGAAAAGATCATCACTAATACTGAAGATGATGTTTCTGCAGATAGACTTAAGAATGCAGCTGCTACTAAAAAGCTAGCTATATTCGATGCTTTTGAAATACTATCTAGAATAGACGAAGAAAAAAATATGCTTGAAGATAAACCTGGAGAAACTAAAGAAAAAAGTTTTAAAGGTTTTGCTGAGGGTAGATCAAGGTAATGTACGATCAATCTTTAGTTAAAGTAATAAAAGACCATATAAAGCCTAATATTATTAAAAAAAATAATAGGTATAAAAAATGGGAGTATGGTTATGATGTCGAAAACGATATTATAATTATAAGTAAAGATGGTACTGTAGGTGATATCATTGAGATACAAAACCTAAGAATAGCATTACCATTGATGCATGAAAAAGTTTACAGTTCTTCTAAAAAAGTTGAAGAACAAATGTGGGTTAAAGAAGAATACCCTAAAGCTTTATCTAAAATAAAAAGTGTATTTGATTGGGATCGTTACCCATCTAACTTTAAAGAGCAATGGTATGATTACATTGATACAGAATTTAAAAGACGTGATGAAGGTTTCTGGTTCTATAACAAAGGTATTCCTACTTATATCACTGGCACTCATTACATGTACTTGCAGTGGAGTAAAATTGATGTTGGCGCAGCCGATTACAGAGAGTCAAATAGGCTTTTCTTTATATTCTGGGAAGCGTGTAAAGCCGACCAGCGTTGTTATGGAATGGCCTACCTCAAGAACAGACGCTCTGGCTTTTCATTCATGGCATCAGGGGAAACTGTTAACATGGCCACAATATCATCTGATTCACGGTTCGGCATATTGTCCAAGTCCGGGGCTGACGCTAAAAAAATGTTTACCGATAAGGTTGTACCAATATCCCTTAACTACCCGTTCTTCTTCAAGCCAATACAAGACGGTATGGACCGCCCAAAAACAGAGCTTGCCTACAGAGTACCAGCGTCGAAGCTTACCAGAAGAAAACTTGATCAAGGTGAAGCACCACAGGAGATCGACGGCCTTGACACCACGATCGACTGGAAGAACACAGGGGACAACTCGTACGACGGTGAAAAGCTCAAGCTTCTCGTACACGACGAATCGGGCAAATGGGAGAGGCCAGACAACATCCTCAACAACTGGCGAGTTACGAAGACGACATTAAGATTAGGTAGTAAAATTGTAGGTAAATGTTTAATGGGATCTACAAGTAACGCTTTAGACAAAGGTGGTGAAAACTTTAAAAAATTATACTATGCTTCAGACGTTACAAAGAGAAACCGCAATGGACAGACTAGCTCAGGATTATATTCTTTGTTCATACCTATGGAATGGAACTACGAAGGATTCATTGATGCTTATGGATTACCTGTATTCGAAACGCCAAAAGACGCGGTTAAAGACCCACAGGGTGACTTAATAACAACAGGTGTTATAGAACATTGGGAAAATGAAGTTGATGGTCTTAAAGATGATCAGGACGGTTTAAACGAATATTACCGTCAGTTTCCAAGAACAGAAAAGCACGCGTTTAGAGATGAAGCAAAATTATCTTTATTTAATCTAACTAAATTATATGAACAGATAGATTACAATGAAGATGTTAAAAATAAAGTTTTAGTTACACAAGGTAACTTTCAATGGGCTGGTGGTGTTAAAGATACTACAGTTAATTTTTATCCTGAAAAAAATGGTAGATTTCTTGTTTCTTGGATTCCACCTGCAAATCTGCAAAATCGTGTAATAATAAAAAATGGAGTTAAATATCCTGGCAATGAACATATCGGTGCTTTTGGTTGTGACTCTTATGATATATCAGGAACTGTAGACAAGCAAGGATCTAAAGGGTCTTTGCATGGTTTAACTAAGTTCAGTATGGAAGACGCTCCGTTTAATATGTTTTTCTTAGAATATATATCAAGACCACCAACAGCAGAAATATTCTTTGAAGATGTACTTATGGCGTTACATTTTTATGGCATGCCTATACTAGCAGAGAATAACAAACCAAGATTACTGTACTATTTAAAGCGTAGAGGTTATAGAAGGTTTTCTATAAATAGACCTGATAAACTTCACAACAAGCTTTCAGTTACAGAAAGAGAGATAGGTGGAATACCTAACTCATCAGAAGATATCAAGCAAGCACATGCTGCTGCTATTGAATCGTACATAGAAGATTATGTAGGTTTAAAAGAAAATGAATATGGAAGTATGTATTTCCAAAGAACACTAGAGGATTGGGCTAAGTTCAATATAAATAATAGAACTAAGTTTGATGCAACAATAAGTTCAGGATTAGCTATAATGGCTTGTAATAAAAATAAATATACTCCAGTTCAATTAGTAAAAAAAGATCCAGTTAGTTTAAGCTTCGGCAAATACGACAATACAGGTCATACATCAAAAATAATAAAATAGATGATTTACACTAATGTTAATAGTTCGTTTCCAAGTCAGGTGGTACCAGATGAAGAAAAGAATACTTTAGACTACGGTTATCAAGTTGGTAGAGCCATTGAGAATGAATGGTTCAGAGGTGACCGTGGCTTAGGAGCTGGTGGTCGCTTTGGAAACAATTGGCAGGATTTTCACAGATTAAGATTGTATGCTAGAGGTGAGCAGTCTGTAGCTAAATACAAAGATGAATTATCTATTAATGGTGATTTGTCTTATCTTAATTTAGATTGGAAACCAGTTGCTGTATTATCTAAGTTTGTTGATATTGTTGTCAATGGCATGACAGACAAAGGTTATGCTATAAAATCATTTGCATCAGATCCATACGCTATAAAAGAAAGAACTGACTTTGCTTTTAATGCTTTGCGTGATATTGAAAACAGAGAAACTATAATGCAGTTAAATGCTGAGACAGGACAAAACTACTTTGCTACACCTGATCCAGATGATTTACCTATAAACAAAGAAGAATTAAATCTGTATCTTCAATTAAGCTATAAACAATCTATAGAGATAGCTGAAGAAGAAGTTATATCAAACGTTTTTGATTATAACAAGTACGATGAAGTAAAGAAAAGATTAGCTTATGATTTAGTTGTACTAGGTATATCAGCTGTTAAAACTGATTTTAATGTATCTAATGGAGTTACAGTAGATTATGTTGATCCTTCTAGTTTGGTTTATTCTTACACAGAAGATCCTAACTTTGAAGATATATATTACGTAGGTGAAGTTAAAAGCGTAAGTTTAGAAGAGATTAAAAAACAATTTCCATACCTAACTGATAGCGAGTTAGATGAAATACAAAAATACCCAGGTGATTCTAATTACACTAGGAATTACAGAGGTCAAGACGATAACTACAATAATATACAGGTTCTTTATTTTGAATACAAAACATATAACAATCAGGTATTTAAAATTAAACAAACAGATCAAGGTTTAGAAAAAGCTTTAGAAAAGCCAGGTGATTTTAATCCACCTGAAAATGATAACTTTGAAAGAGTACATAGAGCTATAGAGGTTTTATATAGTGGCGCTAAGATATTAGGTCATGAGAAAATGCTTAAATGGCAACTGTCTGAAAATATGACTAGACCATATAGTGATCAGACTAAAGTTCAAATGAACTATAGTATATCTGCTCCTAGAATGTATAAAGGTCGTATAGAAAGTTTAGTCAGTAAGTGTATTGGGTTTGCTGATATGATTCAATTAACACACTTGAAAATACAGCAAGTTCTAGCGCGCATGGTACCAGATGGCGTATTTGTAGATGTAGATGGTTTAGCGGAAGTTGATCTTGGTAATGGTACAAACTACAATCCTCAAGAGGCTTTAAATATGTACTTCCAAACTGGTAGTATAGTTGGTAGATCTAAGACAGTTGATGGTGATATGAATCCTGGTAGAGTACCAATTCAAGAGTTACAAACATCTTCTGGTATGTCAAAGATACAAGCGTTAACTCAAACGTATCAATACTACTTACAGATGATACGTGATGTGACTGGATTAAACGAAGCTCGTGATGGTAGCCAACCAGATAAAAATGCTTTAGTAGGATTACAGAAACTAGCTGCTGCAGCATCAAACACAGCTACTAAGCACATACTACAGTCGTTAATGTATTTAACTATAAGAACTGCAGAAAACATAAGCTTAAGAGTTGCTGATATGTTAAGCTTTCCGCTTACTAAAAATGCTTTAATGTCTTCTATAAATCAATTTAACGTTGCTACGTTAGATGAAATAGATAAATTAAACATGCATGAGTTTGGAATATTCTTAGACTTAGAACCAGATGAAGAAGAAAAGCAAAAGCTAGAGCAGAATATACAAGTGGCTTTGCAAACAGGTCAAATAGGTTTAGAAGATGCTATTGATATTAGGGAGATAAGCAACATAAAATTAGCTAATCAATATCTTAAGTATAGACAAAAGGTTAAAGCTGAGGAAGCTCAGCAAGCTCAGATGGCTAACATACAAGCGCAAGCACAGGCTAACGCTCAGACTGCAGAGCAAACTGCTTTAGTTGAAACTCAAAAACAACAAGTATTAACAGAGCAGAAGATGCAGCTTGAGCAAGCTAAGTCTCAATTTGAAATACAAAAAATGGAGATGGAGGCTAAAATCAAAAAGCAGTTGATGGAGCAAGAGTTTAACTACAACATTCAGTTAGCTAAATCTAGAGTTGATGCTGAAACTACTAGAGAAAAAGAAATAGAAAATCGTAAAGATGAACGTGCTAGAATTATTGGCACGCAACAATCTGAAATGATATCACAAAGACAAAACGACGAATTACCTAAAAACTTTGAGTCTGCTGGTAATGACTCACTTGGAGGATTTGGACTAGAACAATTTGAACCTCGTTAAAAAAAACTTTTAATTATTTAATTATATTATATTATGTCAGAAGAAGTAAAACAAGAAGGAGAGTTTAAAATAAAAACTCCTTCTAAACCTAAAAACTTAGGTAAAGCAAATGAAGTAACTAAAGTTGATATACCAAAAACATCGGTAGAAGCACAAGGTAAAGTTGTACCTGAAGTTACTAAAATAGAAATAAAAAAAGAAGATGCCGTTCAAACACAAGAGACAGATGATAGCAATGCTATTGTCGAAAAGCCCGAAGACAGTGGCGACAGCAAAGAAGTGGTTGAAGAATTACGGGCCACCGAAGAAGCAGTAGAATCTCCATTAACATTAGTTGATGAAGAAGAAGTTAATGAAACTGTACAAGCTGTAGAAAAAGCTGTAGAAAAAGCGGAGCAAACAGGTAAACCGCTACCAGAAAATATTGAAAAGCTAGTTTCGTTTATGGAAGAAACTGGTGGTACAGTCGCTGATTATGTGCGGCTTAACGCAGATTACTCTAACGTAGATAACAATACGTTAGTTAGAGAATATTATAAACAAACACGACCGCATCTTGATCATGAAGATGTAAGTCTTTTATTAGAAGACTTTGATTATGATGAAGAATTAGACGAGGATAAAGATATACGCAAGAAGAAAATTGCGTTTAAAGAAGAAGTTGGAAAGGCCAAAAGCTTTTTGGAAGGACTAAAGGGTAAGTACTACGATGAGATCAAGTTGAGACCAGGCGTAACCCGAGAACAACAAGAAGCTGTAGACTTTTTTAATCGCTATAGTGAAGAGCAAGTACAAGCAAAGAAGGTTAATGAGGATTTTTTAAACAAAACATCTAGTTATTTTTCAAATGATTTCAAAGGTTTTGATTTCAACGTTGGAAATAAAAAGTTTAGATATGGTGTAAAGAATCCAGATCAAGTAGCTAAGGAGCAAAACGACATAAGTAATTTCATTAAGACGTTCTTAAATGATAAAGGAGAAGTTGTTGATGCACCAGGTTACCACAAAGCTATCTATGCTGCTAAAAATGTTGACACTATTGCTAACCATTTCTATGAGCAAGGAAAAGCTGACGCTGTTAAAGATGTAATGGCTAAGTCGAAAAACATCTCGACAGAACCAAGACAATCAGCACA